AGAGGCAGAAGCCCCAGTAGAGGAAGAAGCAGAAGAAGAAGCGCCGGTAGAGGAAGATGAAGTAGAAGAAGCTCCTGTAGAGGAAGATGAAGTAGAAGAAGCTCCTGTAGATGAAGTAGAAGAAGTTCCCGAACCTCTTCCTCAACCTCAACCAGAACCCGAACCCGAACCGGTTGTTGAGGAAGAAGAAGAAGCTCCCGTAGAGGAAGAGGTAGAAGCTCCTGTAGAGGAAGAGGTAGAAGCTCCTGTAGAGGAAGAGGTAGAAGCTCCTGTAGAAGAAGAAGAAGTAGAAACAGTAGAACAAGGGACCGTAGAAGAGGAGCCTAAATCCCTAAACTTAAGAATTGCTGAACTGGACTATTTAAGAGAATGCTGTGGGAATTGGGTTGGTAAGAAAAGAGCCGGTAAAGCTTTATTCTTAAAATCTTGGTCGGAAAAAGATATTAAGGAAGATGAATCGACTGATAATGAATCACTATTAGTCCAATTAGAGAAACTCCCTGAATTAGTGAAAGGCTGGGCTAATAAATCGATTAACATGAAAGGAACAAATCACTATCAAAATGTGAATGGTTATTCTTTACAAAAACCATTATTTAAAGAGGGACAAAGTAATGAAGAAAAAGTAGTAGTGTTAGAAAAGTTAATCGTTTTACTAACAGATTGTGCTCAAGGGAAATTAAGTGTTGCCGATATTGAATCTCAAATCGATGGTTATTATTAACTTGATTAATTAGAATAAGCGAGACCACCCATACCCGACATAATTCTTAAGACATTGTAGTTGACTGCGAAAAGAGTTAATTCCATAATATCCTCTATGGGTGAGCTTGTCGCTCCAGGCGTAGCTAAGTCCGCGGCGGTTCCACCGCTGCCGACTGCCCAGCCCGCTACCCCAGCTATTTCTAAATCAGTGCCTACTAATTGTGCAGAATCAATTCTTGAGAAATTACAGGTTCCTGAAGGTTGGTGTTCCTCGGGTTTTAAGGCGAATGAATATACTGCGATAGAATCATTTCCGTGAATAACCGCGTTATCAGGAATTACATCATCTTCGTCGCAGCCTAATGTTATAACTGATCCATAACCCGTATGATGTTGCCAGACCTGAGTTCTTGTGAAATATTTCGTATCTCTTTCTTTAAATCTATCTTGACCGTTGAGTTTTAATTGCCAGGAACCATTCATTTGGTCCAATGATACGGGACTAGATGTTACATCCCCGATAGTTCCATTAAATACCTGATTACGGCCTTCTGCTCCCGTATTACGAGTCGCCCATATAATCTCTTTTACGGGGTGATTTAAATTAATATCAAGAGTGTCGCTCCCCGATGTGATTGTGAATTCTTGACGCTGAACCTGCTCAATAAGATATTCGTGACTTACTTGAGCAAATCTACGTCTTTCATCTGTATCAAGATAGATATAATCACAATATAGATCAAAATGCTTTTCCGATGCACTACCAATTACACCATTTCTTAGAGTCTTGAAGTTTGCTGCGTTCGCTTCTCTAACTAAATTCCCTATTTCTTCAAATGTCATAACAACTTTAACTTCATGATACTGGAGGGCTATTAGAGGTAATGATAGACCAGGATTACGGCAAAACCAAAAATTTAAGGGTAAGAATATTCTGCCTATATCTATGTTTCCACCGCTACCCGCCGTAGTATATTTGAATCCGTTGATTGTAGCAGGTGAAGATGGAATGCCAAATTCGTTACTGCCTGCTTTTATATCAGTATTATATCCCAAACCATTACCTGTCATATATTGATATAATGTTCCCGTTGTTGCATCTGTAGTACTAAGTTCTTTACTTCCGTTTAGACTATATCCTGCGCCAAAATGACCACTAGGATTATATTCAGTTAAATCAGACCAAACACGATTCCACATCGCATAATGTTTGTCAATTCTTTGACCACCGATTTCAATTTCACACTCTTTAATGAGAGAATGTCCGTAGTGTTCAACTAATCCTATATCGTCGGAAGCGGCACCGTGTTGATTTGTAAAGGAACAAGCATGTTCCAAATACATCCTGTGAATCAGATCACCATTTCTAGCGATAGTTGCGGTGACTTTATTACCGAAATCAGCTGTTCCGTCAAATGTTTGTATGATAGATTCCATCGAGAAGTTTGTGTGTCTGCGATAAACCGTCTTAAAAAATGTAATTTGGGGATTCCCTGTTAAATAGACATCTTGGGCACCGTAAGCTACGAGTTGCATTAGTCCTCCTCCCATATTTATACATATAGCAAATATAAAAATTTTAATTTAATACCTAATCATTTTGTTATGATTCTTAATAAAAAGAGTTCTTTTAAATTTATAGTTAATAGTTAATAGTTAAGAATTAATAATTAGTTAGAGTAAGCTAAACCACCCATACCCGACATAATTCTTAAGACGTTGTAATTGACGGCATAGATTTTGGTTGCAGCTGAGGCTGCACCTCCAATAACTATTTTAGCATCATCTATTCTTGAGAAATTACAGGTTCCCGAAGGCTGGTGTTCTTCTGGTTTTAAGGCGAATGAATACACAGCAATACCATCATTTAAGGTTCCATTTTTATTTGTAGCGTCCGCTAACGATGCATCTAAACCACCACATCCCGTATGATGTTGCCATACTTGAGTTCTTGTAAAATATCTGAAATTTCTTGCTTTAAAGCGATCGTGACCATTTAACTGTAATTTATAGGTTGTTGTATCCGTAGCGACAGCGGCAAGGGCGCCATTTTCGGCATCCACTACCCAAATTAATTCTTTTACAGGATGATTGAAATTAAGTTTGGAATGACTGGTGGTAGCAATGCTATTTTCTTGAACCTGCTCAATTAAGTATTCGTGCGAAACTTGAGCGAATCTACGTCTTTCGTCGGTGTCTAGGTAGATGTAGTCTGCCCAAAGTTTATTACTGCTTAAGGTACCAAAGCCATTACTAAATTTGTGATTTAACTTAACAATCACTTCATGATATTGAAGGGCGATTAAAGGTAGTGCCAAACCGGCATTTCTACAAAACCAGAATTGAAGGGGGACCCAATATTTATTACTATTAGTTTGATGAGTATGTGCTCCACCCATACCTGACATATTCTGAAAATTAGTTCCCTCTGATTGATTTCCATCAGAAACACCCACGTGTGCTGAAGGATTCGGTTCGGTTAAATGAGACCATACATTCATCCATTGACCAGTTTGTCTGTCAATAAGTTGACCACCGATTTCAAGATCAATTTGTTCAATAGACGCTGCTGTAAAGTTTTGTTTATCATTCGCTGGTGTCCCTTCAATTTCTAAATACATTCTGTAGAGTAAATCACCATTTCTAGCAATCGTAGACGTGCATCTCGCAGCAGTTGTCCCTCCCTCTGTTCCGTCCCACGTCTGTTCTATCGCTTCCATCGAGAAGTTCGTGTGTCTTCTGTAAACAACCTTAAAGAAAGTAATTTGGGGATTCCCTGTTAAGTAGATGTCTTGGGCACCGTAGGCGACAAGTTGCATTAATCCTCCTCCCATATTTATACATATAGCATAGATAAAATTCTTAATAAATTTTATCTTTTCTTTTTCTTTATCTTAAGATTAATTTAGAGTTAATCTTTATTATTTTAAAAATCTTTAAAAGAATAGTTTAGTTAATGATTGTTTTGATTAATTTAATTAATTGGAGTAAGCGAGACCACCCATACCCGACATAATGCGGAGGACGTTGTAGTTGACGGCGTAGATAGTATCCGGTGTACAGTTAGCACTTCCAACTAACTGAGCATTATCAATACGAGAGAAATTACAGGTTCCTGAAGGTTGGTGTTCTTCGGGTTTAAGAGCGAATGAGTATACACATATACCTTGCACAGGATTACTGGGTTTGTTCGTCGGATTCACCCCCAAAACTCCACTACTACCAGAATGATATTGTTGTACTTGTACTTTAGTAAAGTAGGTCCAATGGCGTGCTGCAAAACGATCATGACCATTTAATTTGAGTTGATATGTTTCCGCAGCAGCATCTGCAGCGTCCGACCCTGCTATAACGGGGTTACCCGAAGTGAAGAGCACCCAAATCAATTCTTTAACAGGGTGGTTAAAATTAAGATCATTGCTACCAGTCGGCGTAGTTAAGGTTTGCTCTTGAACCTGTTCAATAAGATATTCGTGTGATACCTGGGCAAAACGACGGCGCTCATCGGTATCAAGGTAAATGTAATCACACCATAAGGCACAAGTGGCGGCCGTGTTGAAGCCGTTATTCCAAGTGTGATTTAAAATTACTTTAACCTCGTGGTATTGAAGGGCTATTAACGGTAGAGCAAGACCAGGATTACGATTAAACCAGAATTGAAGTGGAACAAATATTCGGGTGGCGCCGCCGACGACCCCCAGCACACCCCCACTACCACTCATTAATTGAAATGTAGTGCCTTCGTTACTGGCGGTGGTGGTGCCGGGGCCGATCCGCCCACCTAAATTTTGCGGATTAGGTTGTGTTAATTGATTCCACGTTTCCATCCATTGACCTGTATGCTTATCAATTTTTTGACCACCGATCTCAAGCTCTACGTCATCTATTCCAATTGTTCCAGGATTATTAACGGCGTCAAAAGTTCCCACAAGTTCTAAATACATTTTGTGGACTAAATCACCATTTCTTGAAATAGTGGAGGTACATCTGGCGGCGGTCGCACCCCCTGGATTGCCACTCCACGTCTGTTCGATAGCCTCCATCGAGAAGTTCGTGTGTCTGCGATAGACAACCTTAAAGAAAGTAATTTGCGGGTTACCGGTTAAGTAAATATCCTGAGCGCCATAAGCTACAAGTTGCATCAATCCTCCTCCCATATTTTTATACTATAGCATAGAAAAAAATTTAAGAAAAATTTCTATATTTGATGAAAAACGATAAAAGATAAAAAGAATTCTTTTTAAAAACTTAACCAATTAATCCCTAGACTAAATTAATTGGAATATGCTAAACCACCCATACCCGACATAATTCTTAAGACATTGTAGTTGACGGCGAAAATGTGAGTAATAGCAGTTGTTCCCGAAGTTTTTTGTAATTGTGCCGAATCTATTCTTGAGAAATTACAAGTTCCAGAAGGTTGGTGTTCTTCTGGTTTGAGGGCAAAAGAATAAACACCTATCG